CGTAAGAAACCATGAGTACAGAAAATAAGGAGATAGAGCATCTAAAAAGAACGCTGGCAGCAACAGAAACAAACTACGCTAAGTGTGGGTCAAACCTAATTGATTCTAAGCAGGAGATTGAGACATTGAAAGGCTGGAGGAAAGAAGCTGAAATTAAATTAGTCGAAGCAGGTACTGCTATTGGAACTCAAAGCGAGGAGATTATAGCCCTTAAACAGGCTTTGACTCGGATAAAAAACCACGCTACACTACCGCGCGAAGTTGAGAAGGAAATTCAACAGCTTTTAAAATAATGTTCAACCCACAACCTAAACCCGTTAAAGCAGAAAAGAAGCCAAAGGCCAGGATAAAACCCGTTTCAAAGGTTCACGCCAAAGAATTAAGAAGCTACTTCCAGAAGCGCAAAGACTTTTTAGAGACCCACAAGGTATGCCAGGCGAAGCTAATCCGGTGTGAAGGCAAAGCGGTTGAGGTCCATCATTCAGGCGGCCGCATTGGAAAACTTTTAAATGATGTATCTTTGTTTATAGCTTTGTGTAGAAGTTGCCACGATCAGATTCACAACAAGTTAGGGGCAAATGAATTAAGGGATAAAGGATTAAAGAAATAGTATGCCAGCGGGTAGACCTCCAATATGGGACGATCCAGAAGCCTTCAGTAAAAAGGTGGATGAGTATTTTAATACTGAGGAGTTTGTAACGTGGTCAGGCTTAGCCCTTTACTTAGGTTTTGAATCCCGTCAATCCTTAGAAGATTACAAAAGTAAACCCGAATTTTCTTACCCTATAAAAAAAGCACTTTTAAGAATTGAAAATAAGTACGAAAAATCAATAGAGGGAAGGAATCCAGCAGGTGCAATTTTCGCCCTCAAGAACTTTGGTTGGAAGGATAGACAGGAGATGGATCATAAAGTAGAGGGTGATTGGAATATCTCAATGAATATAAATGGGGGCAATAAAGTACGAAAGGCCGTGGATGCCGGAATACCAGAGGAGGATAATTGATTCAAAGGCAAGGTTTACTATCACAGAAGCCTCCACGAAATCAGGTAAAACAACTTCCCATATCATTTGGGATTTAGAGGAAGCTATTAAGCTACAAACAGGTCAGCGGGTTTGGTGGGTTGCTCCAGTATATCAGCAGGCAGAGATCGCGTTCTCACGCATGAAGTCACAGATTACAAATCAGAATTTTTTTAAAGTAAACGAAACCAAGCTGCGGTTAACCCTTCCGACCGGATCAATCATAGAGTTTAAAAGCGCGGATAAACCAGACAACCTTTACGGGGATGATGTCTACGCGGCTGTCTTCGATGAGTTTACACGGGCAAAGGAAGCGGCATGGACAGCACTCAGAACTACCCTAACAGCCACAAAAGGTAAATGTAAGTTTATAGGAAACGTCCGAGGTAAAAAGAACTGGGGGTATCGTTTGGGGGTTAAGGCAAAAGCCGGTGAACCAGGGTATGAATATTTTAAGATAACAGCCCAGGACGCGGTTGACGCAGGCATTTTAGAATCTGACGAAATACAACAGGCAAAAAGGGACTTACCAGAAAACGCATTTAGAGAGTTATATCTTGCCGAAGCTACCGAGGATGGCTCTAATCCTTTCGGGCATAGCTTCATTATAAAACAACTAAGGCCAATGTCAAGCGGTATTCCTGTTTGTTTTGGGGTCGACCTTGCTAAGTCAGTGGATTGGACGGTAGTGACCGGATTAGATGCGCACGGTAATGTATGTTATTTCGATAGATGGCAGTCAGATTGGGGGCAAACAAGAAGCCGTATAATTCAAACCATAGGATCGACCCCTGCCTACATTGACTCCACCGGAGTGGGTGACCCGATAGTAGAAGACATTCAAAGGGTATGCGGAGGAGTTGAGGGCTACCATTACAGTCAGGCAAGCAAACAAAAGTTAATGGAAGGACTGGCAAACGGAATACAGAAAGGATCGGTCGGTATATTAGATGGCATCATGAGGGACGAGATGGAAGCCTTTGAATTTGTTTATGGTAGGACTGGGGTAAAGTATTCGGCTCCCGAAGGCGTCCACGATGACACTGTTAATTCATTAGCTTTGGCATATCAAAAACTAACCTCAGGGGTATCAGTAGGGGTAAACGCTTCATTCTATTAACCATGAAATTCAACATAAAACTAAACGGGGTCACAGTCTCAAAGAACATTCCCGCAACGTGGCACGAAGTAACATGGCTACACTTCCTCAAACTATCCAAAGCAGGGGGCGATATATCCGAGATCATTTCAGTATTCACCGATATAGACGCGGCCACCATTAAGAGCGCACAAATCAAAAACTTTGACACGCTCGTATCCTGTTTGAACTTCCTTCAAAAGCCTATGAACATAATTGTACCCTCAGTAATTCAAGGGCTACGGGTTCCGATGAACATCGAAGATGAGGCGGCAGCCCGGTACGGTGACTTGCAAGAAATAACGGAAAAGTTTAAACCTGATGACAAGACGGGCAACTTAGAATACTATCCTTTGATCGTGGCCACCTACCTAACGCCCTCACCATACAACTTCAAGGAAGCCGAACAATTAGCCGAAAGATTAAAAACAGCGTCAAGTGTGGAGGTCTTGGCAACGGGAAATTTTATCTTGACTCGCTATCAGAAAGCGAGAAGCGGCACAATGAACAACTCCCCAAAGGGGGATACGATAGCAACCAGACTGAGGCAGGCTATCCGGCACTGGCTAAATCGTTTGGGTTTTTCTATACTTTACATTTTCTGGAAGAAATGACACCATTCACGCGGGTGCAGCTTTTGGATTGGTCCATAGCGGAGTTTAAGTTTGAGTTAAGGTATTGGGCGTGGAAGAACCATACGGACAAAAAGTATCAGGATATTCTAAATCGTAAAAAATAATTACCTTTACTTTATGAAAAGAGCCGAAGTAAGAACATTTCTTGAAACAGGCGTAAACGCTCTCACCCCTGCGGTAGAGTTTGGCTCAGGACTGATAACAGACTTTAACTCTATTCGCAACCATCAATATCCTGCGGTATGGCAAAACATTAAACCCGTTACGGTAGACATAGGCGATTCAGGAACGAGCGCACCCCTTGACAGTTGGGAGATAGAATTGACCATAGGCCAGAAGGACGCACCGGATTCAGTAAGCGAAAAGTATGAGGACATTATAGATCACTGTGACGAGATAGCCCAAAAGCTTACTTACAAATATCGTAACATTGTAAGCGGCTATAAGTTAGTAACATTGACAGACTTTAGCCGGACACCCTTTGTAAAAAAATTCGCTGACTGTATCACAGGCGTTAGACTTTCTTTTACTATTGTAGCTCAAGATAAAACAAACGTATGCTAACCGAGGTATTAGATCAGCAGGGAAAGTTAGGCGTTGAAATGATACGGTCGGCAGTGTCGAAGTATTCAGCTACCAATAAAACCGCTGACTCTATACGCTACGAATCAAACGACACTAAGCTACAAATCTTTGGGCGTGCCTTCATTGAAGGGATGGAGACCGGACGCGGTCCGCGTAAGTCCTCAACAGATGGAGGGTTTAAAGACGAGATGTTGGAGTACATGAAAGCCCGTGGCATAGGCTCGGACCTGGACGCAAAGAAGCGCGCCAACTTAGCAAAGTTTTTAGTTTTGAAGATCAACCGCGAAGGGGATAGGCTATATAAGGCAGGTGGAGGCAGGGATGTTTATTCGTCCGCGCTATCTGAGTTTATAGAACAGCTCATTGCAGCGGTTACCAAACAACAGTTTAAGGAAATGCAGGAGAAAGTAACCGCCTCTTTAAAGGGCATAAGCTAATGGCACTATCAGCAGTAAAGAGTCCGCAGGGTTTTATAGTAGGAACAACAAGTTCCACCGGAACTTACACAAAAGGTAGTTCGGTAATTACCAAGGCAGCCCACGGACTTATAACAGGGGCTACAATTTACGTCACAGCAAACGAGGCGATAGGATTCTGGTATGTTACGCCACTTACAGTAGACACTTTTAATATTAGGGAATATGCGGGCGCTACTGTTTATACGTTTGTTGGAAGTGGAACTTTTAGCTTTTATGCTTCCGTAAACAATGCAGGACATAGTTGGAACTGCGTGCACCTTCCAATAGTTTATAAATTACTATCAACCGCATGGCCTACAAATTCGATCGACACAGCCCGCACGGTTTCAAGTTACACAAACAGTAACGGGTATGTAAAGCTAACTTGCTCAGGGGTTTTGAACGCGGATATTTCGGAACTTGAGTTTGTGAAAATCGTATTTACAGGAGGTGAGGAGAATATATATCAGGTTATCGAGTGGTACTCGACTTCAATCGTGACTATCAATCTTCAATACACCGGAGGAATTACATTTGTTTCAGTCCAATATTACTACAACAATTACCACGCTATTATCAAGGTTTACGCGGGGCTTTCCTCAACTCATTATTTTGGGGATCAGAAACCCTATACACTGGTAACCACTCAGAGGGTCGTGCCGGATTCAGACGGAATCTGCGAACTAAACATAAACGAGTTTCTAAAGGAAAAGATTGAAATCTTAAACAACGATCTTTTAAAAGGAACTTTGCAAAACAACCTTGATGCCTTTTGTCAGTTTTATATTACCTACGCGGAGGCATACGACTATTCTACGGGGGGTTATACTTTGGCGGATTACGTGGGCAGTTACACAAGTGGAGATTCTACCGTAGGTTACGCAGTCAACGCGGAATTGCCTTTTAAAAATCTACACTCAGGATATTTGAGCGACTATATTTACGGGTCGAGTGCTACAAAGCTAAAGTTTTTAACTCCATCACTTTACCCTGAGATTACACCAAGTCAGTTCTTTGATATTTCCTTTGTGAACCAGATCGGGGCACTGCTAAGAATCAGAAGGGAATGTTTACAGGGCGGGGTGATTGTTAAGACTTTTATAGATGCTATCAACGATTACGGGATAGGTATTTATAGATATGAACTAGCCCAAAGCATTTACCTGGAGGACACGATTTATCTGACTTTAGAATTTTACGATTACGTTAGCTGGGTGCCAATCTCAGAAACTAAATCCATAACCGTTAACGAGGAGTGCGGCAACCAAATAAACCTATCTTGGTTAAACCATTTAGGCGGGTTTGACTATTGGACATTCAAAAGCGATTCTGATTACGGGGTGAACATAGAGGGAACGAAGGTGGTAAAGAAAAATATTTACACCGAATGGCCTAAGTCTTACGGGGCGGGGGCTGACAGCATTATGAGGCAGACGCAAAGGATAAGCAGAAAGAATATAACGGTGCGGGCGGAAAACCTTAGCGAAAATCAGATCGAAGATTTGTATAGGATCAGGACTTCGCCTTTGGTACAGATCGTAAACAGTAGGACGGATAGGCGGACGGTGATAGTTGACGGGGGCTCTTTCGTGTACCTTCAGGAGGGCGAGAAGATGTTTAATCTTGAGTTTAATATTAGTTTAACCGATAATTTACCAAGTCAATCATTATGAAAAAGTACACACTTGCAATTTTTATTCTCATGGTCCTGATTGTGTTTTTGTTGGCTACGGCCAAAGCACAACCGGGCGATCCGGGGGGTGATCCTGATAAGGACACAGTGAAAGTATCAAAGCCCAAACTTAGTTTTGCGATTGCCAATATAAAAAAGCAAAAGCCAAAGAGAACCTTTAAAAGGAAGATAATTCTATTTAGTGCTTTCACGGTTACGGCTATACTCTTAACAAAGAAGGAAGAAAAGGAATGACATTTCAGGATGACAACGGCAACGAGTTAGAAGTTATGGGCGCAATCGCCATGACTAAACAGGCCGTGTCTTTCTTCAATGGTTCGATCAGGGGTGACGTATCGACTAACTTTTCAGTAGATAACAATTCAGAAAACCGCGAAGTTTTAGGCTACTATGGTCCGCAGATGACTAGTCAGGTCGCATGGACAAAGCAAGCTTTCAGCCGTGTCCGTAATGGCAACGTTTTAGATCGTGGTTACATAGTTATCCAATCAGAAACCGAGGATTCATTAAGTTGCTTCTATGTTTCGGGTAATAGCAATTGGGTGCAGTTGCTTAACGGGCTTATAACTGAGTTAGATTATACGGGTGTTACTAACGGGACGGATTACGGTGTAATATTTTCTTCGGCCAGTATTATATCCTTAAGATCAGCAACCGACAAAACTATTTTTCCTATGATTGATTGGGGATACGATCTTAACAAAGGGAATAACGTTCACTTTATGATAGCGGGCACCATATATGGCGAACCCGTAATAGACTTTTACCCTTGTTTTTACCTTAGCACACTAATAAATGAAGTAATGAGCCAGAGCGGGATAAAGATTTCTGGCAATATTTTAAATGATCCTATTTATAAATCATTAATCGTAACCCCCACAAACGGCCAAATAAAAAGGTCAACCGAATATAATATTACGGCCTTTGGTGCTGATCAGGTTATAACTGGTAGTTTAGTAAAATATAATTCATTTACCTCTGAAATAGACCCAAACAATCGGTTTAGTTCGTCATCATTTACGTCCAGTGATAATCAGATGATAAGACTTAAGCTTTCAGATTTACTATCAGTAGGAAGTAATACTTATCTTTATAAGAACGGTGCGCAGATTGAGGAGTTTGGGTCAGGGCCTGGTATAATACGTTTTGATGTTTTTAATAAAGTTCTTTTAAGTAGAGGTGATGTATTAGAAATATATACAGACACGGTCGCAACCGTAAGATTCAATCTTTATATAGAACAGATCAGCGCTGTTGACATTGGTGATTATGTGTATCCTAATTTTTATTTACCCTCATTAAAATCCTTAGATATATTAAAATTCTGCATTAACTATTTCGGATGCGCCACTTACTACAATGAATACTCAATGGCGGTTACCTGTAATATTATAGAAAAGATAAAGACAGAAGACGCGGAAGATTGGTCTGAGTACTTTGTCAGTAGTCGACAAGAGTACACAGTTAATCAGGCTAAAAATAATTACCTAAGATTAGCATCGAATACAACTGACAGTAAAATAGTTGCATATAATAACGATCACAAATTAAAGTTTGGAGAGGGTAATCTTGAGACAGCAAACACTCTAAAAAATGAAAACGAAATATTTAGAACGCCCTTTGCAGCTTCTATTTCTGGAGCATCGACCAATGGTGAATTTTCGCCTAACATACCATTGGTTAATTTGGTTGATGGCGATCTGAGTACATTCACATCAATCACTAATCTAACGGCTGGGAGGTCACAGTTTAACGGGGTAGTCGGTAGCTACATTTACACAGGTACCATATTTAGACTAAGTAACGGTACAGATGATTTAGGATACTTTGTAGTTGAGATAGGAGGAACAACTTCATTTACTGCCGTCTATACATTTACCGCTACATTTGCAGGAACCATTTGGAGGCAGCAAGTAAATTACAATACAATCACCCCGCGCATTTTATCGGTTAAGCCAAATACCAACATAGCCGATTTTTCATCACTGACTGCTTTTAAGCTCACGGATAGTGTTATTTCAATAGGCGGAGACTACACTACAATTCCATACGCTACATTTACAAAACCAGTAATTAGTGACGGCATAGACCAATGGAAAAACAACCTTGCAATAGATAACCCTGACAGCGGAGGATACACCGACCCCACAATAAAGGAACTATACTTCAACAAGATTTCACGGTTCCTCCAAAATCCAAACATACGGGCTACCTTTATTTTACCGGAAGCGGTTTACCAGAGATTTCAATTCGATCAGTTCATATATTTGAAAACAGAAAGGTTGACGGGTTACTTTTTTGTCGATTCAATTGTTAATTACGTTGATAGTAATACACCAGTAGAAGTAAATCTTTATATGTTATGACAAATCCAATAGTTGAGTATTGGTTTAAACCGATACTCAGATGGCAGAAAAGAAAGAGACAATAATTTTAGACTTCGAAGTAGATTCCGCAGACGCGGTCGTTTCGATTGAGAACCTTACCAAAGCCAACGCGGCATTAAGAGCCGAGCGTAAGAAGGTCGACCTATCTACTGAGGAAGGGATCAAGCGCGTCAAGGACATTAACAAAGCCTTAGACCAGAACAACGAAACGATAAAAAACAACTCCTCCACCCTGGAGAAGAACCGTTTAAACGTTGGTAACTACACCGAGTCAATCAAGGCAGCCGTTCCGGCATTGGACAAATTTACTGGCGGTCTTTATTCAAGCGCAAAGGGATTTGTTGACATGGCTAAAGGGGCACTGGCTTTCATTGCTACACCAATCGGGGCGGTCATTGCAGCCATAGGGTTAGCCATTGGAGCGTTAACCGCTTACTTCAAAGGATCTGAGGAGGGGCAGGACAAACTTGCTAAGGTCATGGCGGTTGGTAAAGTCGTTTGGGAAGGCTTTATGGTTGCCGTTGAAAAGGTTGGTGAGGTGATCTTTGCCGTTGGCGAGGCGATCTTTTCAGCAGGGGATAAACTATTATCTTTCTTTTCCAAGTCCGCCGGCGGGGCGGTGGATGCCGTTGTAAAGACAGCAAACAGGATTTCGGACCTACAAGATAAGATCGAATCAGACGATAATAAATTCACAGTTAAGCGGGCGGAGGTCAACAAAAAAGTTGCAAGGCTTCGCGAAGATGCAATAAAGTTAGAGGGGGCCGCAAAGAAAAGAGTAATTGAAGAAGCGATCGCATTAGAACAAGGACTTGCGGACGAGGAAGCTAAACACGCTCAGGATAAACTTGACCTAATTACTTTAGAGATCGCGGCAAGCGGTAACGCTACCGAGGAGCAAAAGAAACAACGTGCGGACGCAACGGCAGACGTAATTAATAAACTGGCTCAAAGTTCTGAGGCAACTCTTAAATTTCAGAAGCAGTTAGAATCTTTGAACGAAGCCGAGATCAAAGCACAACAAAAGGCGGCAGATGAAAAGAAGAAAGCCGAGGCCGAAAAACAACTGGCTTTTGAAACCACTTTCAACAAAGAGCAGGACGCAATTTTAAAAGCTGAGGTTCTCAGAGCAGAGGCGCATGTAAAAGAATTAAAACGTATTGAGGCCGAGAAGGAAGCGCAGGAAAAGAAAGTTACTGCGGCAATGGACGGGCTAGTAAAGCATGGTGACGCTATAACAGCAGCGGCAGACAAAGCAAGGGAGCAAGCGATTATAGATGATGAGGCCGCAAAAAAGAGAAGGGATGACGCTATAAACCTTGCAAGCGAGACGGCCAACGGAATCACTAACGTAATAATGGGATTCTACAAAGTAAAAGAAAACCAGCTAGCTGTAAACCTTGCCAATGAAAAAACAGCATTACAAACTCAATACGCCTCAGATGTAGCCGAACTAGAAGAGAAGTTTAAGAAAGGTGAAATATCAAAAGAGCAGTACGACAAAGATATTTTAGGTTTAAATGCCACCTACCAGGCGTCTGTCAAGACGGCCGAAATAGAACAGGCTAAAGCGTTAAACACAATAAAAGAAAAGGAATTCAAAGCCAACAAAGCCAATCAATTAATTCAGGCAGGGGTCGACATGGCTCAAGCTATATTAAGTGTTTTTGCTTTAACCAAAGGCGGACCAATAATAAAAGGCATTGCAGCGGTAGCCGCTGGAGTATTTGCGGCAGCACAGATAGCGATTATAGCCGCCTCTAAATTCGTCCCCACTACTTTTAGAACAGGAGGGTACACCGGAGACGGCAACCCCGATGAGCTAGCCGGATCGGTTCATAAATCAGAGTTCGTAATGCCCGCATCAGTGGTATCGCGTTACGGCAAAGATCACTTTCAATCTTACATGGACGGCAGCATAGTAGCCAACGGGTCAACTCAAAACATGGCATCACAGGCGTCAATGAGTCAAGCCCCTGTTTACTTAAATTATACCGAGTTCAAAAGGTTTATGAATGAAGTCCAACTTAAAGAATCAATCGTAAGCGCATGAAAAACATACTAACATACACCCGCGAAAAGATTAAAGACTTAATAGCGGAGGGACTAGCACGCCCAGAAGAATTGAAACATTACGACATCTGCAAGGAGATAGGAAAGAAAACACAAAGCCGTATTGCTAGTGATTATGGCTATGAAGAAACAAAAACTATCCGCTATATAAATAAAACAAAATGCCCTGAATGTCACTTCCCGATGGGCAACCCAAAACAAAATATTTTAAAGTAGGTTAACTATTTGACCTATTTAGGCCGAAATCATATATATAATTTTGATATATGATTGAAGGGCACATCTACACCGAAGGCAGAATCACAAAAGATTATCCAGCGCAAATCAAGGCGCAGATTCAGGCACTCGATCCTAATTGCACCAAAGTTATCCATCATATTCAGTCACCAGGCGGTGATTGTTACGCGGCATTTAATGGCTACCATGAGTTAATGAAAATAGGTAAGCCTATTAAATCCATTATCGAAGGTGAGGCGCAAAGCATGGCTACATTTTTAGCTATCGCCCCTGCCAATGAAGTTCAGATTTTAGATCCATCTACTTTCATGATACATGAACCGTTTTTCCCTGAGGGGGTAGCGGGAACGGTGGACGAACTTAATTCAGCCAAAGAAGAACTTGAGCAGATAAGAAATGCAATGGCAGAAGCCTACGCAAAGAAAACAGGCCAGACCAAAGAGGTCATGTTGGGTTTGATGAAGAAGACAACACGCATGGATGCGAAGATGGCACTCTCTCAAGGATTTGTGGACTTGGTGATAGAACCTTCACGCATTGCGGGGCTAGCTGATTTTGTAAACGAAATAAAAGAATTAAAAACTGATATTATGAACCTATTCAAAAGACGTGCGGTAGCAGAGGCCACCGCTTTAGACTTGCCTCTAAAAGATGGTAAGATGATAACCGTACAAACAGAAAACGGTGACATAGTAAACAAGCCTGCCACCGTTGACGGACTTCCCGCAGAAGGAACTTTTGATCTTTCAGACGGTCGTCAGATCACTTGTGCGGCCGGAATGGTTACCGCAGTAAAAGAGGCGCCAATGCCAGAGGAGAACGCACAACAAAAACTTCAAACACAGCTTCAGGCTTTGCAGTCGCAAATCGCAGGAATTAAAGCCGCCGAGGACGCAAAAGTAAAAGCCGCAGAAGATGCCGCCAAGATTGCAGCCGAACAGGCCGCGAAAGATGCGCAGGTGAAAGCATTGGAAGAAGCTAACAAAGCGGTAGCAGACCTGGCCGCCAAAGTAAAAGAACTAGAAAGTAAACCCGTAGGAAACCAAGATAAACCATCAGAAGGTATGAACACATCCAAAAGCCCATTTGCAATTGGCTCACAGCAGCAAAAAGATTATGACATGGGAATCCGTGCCAGCCGTTCGTTTATAGCTGAACACTTTCCGCATTGGAAAGATCAGTTTTATGTAAACGGTAAATTCAGAGACGGGAAGAAATTCTCCGACTATGAGCGTGGCGGTCCAGAGGCCGTATCACTTTTGGAAACAAACTTGAACTACACTTGGAACGGTACTCTTGACATCAAGAAACTGTTTTATACTCCGAGCCTTTCAAGCCCTGCCCTCAGTGATCTTTTTATGATTGACACAGGCTCAGCCAACAACAAACGCTACACGATCATCCCTTCAATGGATAACGTGCAGAAACCTTACACTGGTTGCGATCAGGCAGTTACGGGAACGTCTGTAAATATTACGAGCAAGAATATACAGCTCAAGAATTTTCAAGTTTATGAAAAATTCTGTAAAGACGATTTCACAGATTCCTTAACAGGGGTTTACAATGTTTATGCTCAGGAGTGGTTAAAGTCAGGTAACGAATCTTTCGACCCTGCCGGAACGCCAATCCATACTATCATCATGGAACTTTTGAAAGACGCCATCCGCAGATCAATATTCCGCAGGGCTTCTTTTGGAGATACCGGTTCATCAAGTTTGAACTACAACCAGATTGACGGGTTGATCACAACCCTTATCGACCAGTCAGGAGCATCCAACTATTGTGTGTACCGTCAAGGTGCAGCACTTGGAGTCGGCACACTTGCAGCGGATACCGCAGCCACTTACTTCTTGGGCCAGTACAACAACAGCAACGTACTTTTGAAAGAGCATGTAATTGACTCAGGCAAAGGAGCGTTCTTCGTGACTCGTTCAATGTGGGAAAATTACTACACTACTTTAGTGGGCACAGGAGCGGTAACCGAACAAGCTTACAACGACTATAAGAAAGGAGTTAAGACCCTTGAGTTTAGAGGCATACCGGTTAAGCCGATCACGATCTGGGACGCATTCTTAGCTGAATCTACAAACCCTTTAACAGCCACAACCCGTCACATCTCTTTGTTGACTTCTACCGATAACCATATTTTAGGAGTTCAGGACACAGCAGACATGACCAACATTAAAAGCTGGTTTGAAGAAAAAGACAACGCTAGATACTACCGTAACAACATGACCTACGGGGTACTTGGTGCAATCAATTGCGATTTGACTACAATCTCTTACTAAAAAAAAATGGCAAACTGTAGAGTAGTAAACGGCATAAATAATGTTTGCGGTGACTTACTGCAAGCATCAGGAGCGGACAAAGACTTCTACGTTGGCTACTGTTCTGATTTGAGTGTAAGATTCTCACTACTTCAGACCGGCCCAATAACCTCCATTCAATTCACTCCATACTTTGGACTAGTGAAATTTGAGGGGCAGAAGTTCGCGCACAAGTTCGATTCAGAAGGTGCAGTAGCACCAGGTGGAAGTGTTTCAATACTTCATAAAGCGATGATAAAACTAATGACACTATCCACGCAGGACGATCTCGAAGTACAGAGGTTGATGCAGGCTACGGACATGTTTATAGTTGCAGCTGATAACAACGAGGTGTTTAAAATTTACGCACCTTCAAAAGGATTCCAATATGTAGCGGGACCATTGCAGACAACGGGGCAGGCAGCAGGCGAAGATGTTTCCAACACGTTAAATTTCTTAGGGCACGAAAAAGTTAAGCCTTTGATTTTTAACACGGGAGGAACCTACGCGGCAAACATAAGCTACCTTGACGGTCTGATTAGGTAATTACGCAGAAATTGTTATACCTTTGTATTGCGCGCCCGTAGTGGCGATTCTAAGACTTAGGAGAACCCCGACAGATTCAAACCCTGATCGGGGTTTTGATTTTACAAAAACTTTTTTACCTTTACCTACATGATGGTTGAGCTAGTCATCCGTGTAGTGGCGGTTGTTTGTGAAGTTGGTTTTGTTTTAATGTACCCACATGGGGGAGGCGCTCAACCGCTGAACCCAGGTGGGTATTTTATTTTATGAAGATACACGAAATGAACCGCGAGGAGTTACGTGACCACATGAGGGCATCACGGCTACTTAATAGATTCGATTCAGAAGCTCAGGAATGGAAGCACGCTTTTAAATTGGCGAAGGCCGCCGGCATGGAGAGCATGGACTTAGCTTGTACCAGTTGCGTAAGAAAAGTAAAGGAATGGCTGGAACGTTAGACTTTATACAGATTCTTTACAATGAAAACCAAAGGGAAGAACTATACCCATTTGCAAAAGGATATTTTAATTGTGGCCTTACACCTTACTTTGAGAATCAGGTAATAGCCGGCATAGTTCCAACACTTGACGCTGATTATATTTCTATTGCTTCCTGGAGACTAAGAAAGAAAAGAGCAGGAGCCATGCACTTTTTAGGGGGGTTTAATAAAGACGAGTTTACACTTGAAAAGATTGAGGCAGCAATGCCGTTCGATGTTGCTGTTTTAACTCCACACAGCCCCGCACACCAACCTTTAACGATGGCGGTGAACTGGCATGGCAAAGCGTGGAAAGATGCCTACGAGGCTTTTAAACCGTTTCTTCGTAAATTTGGTAAGGTTCCAGAGGAGTTAAAATATTCTATTTACGAGAATCATTTTATAGCAAGGCGGGAGATTTACCATGAATACGTTTCTACTTATCTTCTTCCTGCTATTGAGTTCATTGGCGATAACCCTGTGTATTTTGTGGATTCGCTTTATGTTCCGAAGAAGAAAGATCAGGCGGAAATTCAGAGAGTTCAAAAACTTTTGAAGGCTAATGACTGGCCGATACTTCCGTTTTTACTTGAGAGGTTATTCAGTTTTTATATTAACGATAAAGGATTTAACGTGATAAAATTATAATGGTAGTAACTAAGCACATAGGCCGGCTTTGTAATTCAATGTTTCAAATAGCGACCTCCATAGGTTACGCTAGAAAGTACGGTTACCAATGGGCGGCAGACACTGGCTCAGGGGTAAGCGATCCTTATTCAGCTATTCACAAAGTTTATCCAAACCTACCGAAAGAAAACTGGGGGGCTGGCAGTAGGTATCAGGAACACCCAAACGAATTTTGCGAGATTCACGGAGTGCATAAAAATCAATGCCATTTCGACTATCACCCTATCCCTGATCTTGGTGGACGGGTTTCTATGATGGGATTCTTTCAGAGTTACAAATATTTCGAAGGTCAGGACGAGGAGATAAAAAAAGTCTTTGCTTTGCCTCACGTTGACGGCTACGAGGACTATGTTTCTATCCATGTAAGGCGAGGCGATTACGTACAGCACGCGGGGAGTTTTCCGCCTGTGGATGAGAAGTATTTAGATACTGCATTAGATGAAATGTCACAACGACTCGAAACAAAGCACATGAAGATAATGTGGTTTTCAGATGACATTGAATGGTGTAAAAAAACAAGTAAGAATATACAAGGGGAATATAAAGAATTGCATGAATTTTCCGAGGGCCGCAACGAATACCACGACCTTTCCTTGATGGCTTCGTGCGGGCATCATATAATCGCTAACTCTACATTTTCTTGGTGGGCGAGTTATTTAGGACACAACCCTGACAAGATAACAGTTTGCCCTTCTGCGGCTACTTGGTTCGGCCCCACGGCAGGCGTCAAAAAACCCGTAGTTGATTTAATACCCCCTCATTGGATACAAATAGCTACAAGATGACAGCAGCCTTCACAAACTACAACCGCACTGATTTACTTTTCGAAGCTATCGCCCCCTTCCTTGCGGACGAACGGATAACCGAGATCGTAATAAGTGACGATCAATCAAGCGATGACGTTTATCAAACCGTTCTTTGGAAATACAACGGAGTCGACAAAGTAAAGATTTACCGGAATGAAACTAACTTAGATTGTTACAAGAATAAGCGGCAGGCCGTATCGCTGGCGACAAATGAGTGGGTGTTATTGCTTGATAGCGATAATATTTTTTCACCCGAATTTATCGAGACTATTTTCAGTCAGCAGCCATTTAACAAAACGTGGGCTTACGCTCCTGAGTGGGCGCGACCTCATTTTAATTTCAGGGCAATAGCAGGAACAGGAATAAGTAAAAACAATGTAGCTTCAATACTTCCTAATGGCAGTTGTTCTACCATGTTAAACGCTATGAACTACCTTGTAAACCGTGACGAGTTTTTAAGGGTTTGGGATGGTTCGGTAGACCCCGTAACCTCAGATAGTTTATTTCAGAACTACAACTGGCTGAAAGGTGGGAATACTATTTATGTGGTTCCCGAACTGCAGTACGATCACAGGGTACACGATGGCAGCCACTACCAAAAGAATGTAAGACGGACGCCTTCGGGCTTTCACGATTCAATTATTGAGAAACTAAAAAACATGAAATGATAGAATACATCTATTTAATAGGTGGGCTAACTTACTTCTTTTTCTTCTATCGCTATTTATATAAATGGGGTAAAAGAATTGAGGAACGGAGAAGAATATTAAACGAAAGGATAAAAAATAATCGGCAACATGAAAACAGCTTTAGTATTAGGCGCGGGGGGGTTCATAGGTAGTCACCTTGTCAACCGTTTAAAGTCGGAAGGCTACTGGGTGCGCGGTGTAGACTTGAAACATCCTGAATACTCAGAAAGTCAAGCGGACGAAATGCTTATCTATGATTTACGCGATCCGCGAAACGTGGAGGCGGTGATGAGATTGGATTTTTATAATACATTTTCATATCTCGGTGTTCCATTTCAAAAAACAAAACCTTTCGATGAAGTCTACCAACTTGCTGCAGACATGGGTGGGGCTGGCTTTGTTTTCACGGGTGAACATGACGCGGATATAATGCACAATTCAGCCTTGATAAATCTAAACGTTTGCGACTATGTCGATAAGAAAAGCAAAGTATTTTATTCTTCGTCAGCTTGTATGTATCCGCAGGAACTACAAAACGAATTTGATAACAAGGGGTTAAGAGAATCAGACGCTTACCCGGGAAACCCTGACAGCGAATACGGATGGGAAAAACTTTTTAGCGAGCGATTATTTTTAGCGTATGCCAGAAACTACGGTTTGGACGTACGCATCGCTCGCTTTCATAACATCTACGGGCCGGAAGGAACGTACAAAGGAGGGAGGGAAAAGGCACCGGCCGCAATGTGTAGAAAGGTAATTGAAAGAGACGGTGACACTATCGAAGTTTGGGGAACGGGCCACCAGACACGTTCATTCCTTTACATAGACGATTGCATTGACGCGATTAGGCTTTTGATGCAGTCAGAATTTAAAGACCCCATAAACATCGGTAGCGAGGAAATGGTAACTATTAATCAGCTGGCACAAATGGCGATTGACTTGTCAGGTCATAAAATCCATATTAAAAACGTTCAATCGAACGCGGTAGGGGTGATGGGTAGAAATTCAAATAATGAATTGATCGAAAAGGAACTAGGATGGAAGCCTAAGTTTACTTTGCATGAAGGATTAGAAAAAACTTTTTGGTGGATTAAAAGCCAGTACAATGACGGGAATTAGCGACAACGAAACCAAAGCAGTTTTAGAACTACGCAACCGCTTTTCAAGTGACCCCATAGTTTTTGACGTGGGAAGTAATAAAGGCGGATGGTCTGATATTCTTATTCAGAACGTCAAGGAAATGCACCTATTCGAGCCTAACCATAGACTACTGACTTACACTCAGGTAAAATATGACAGCCTTAAAAACGTAATTTACAACGAGGTAGCAGTAAGCGATAAAGTAGGAAGTACCTTGTTTACTGTTTTCTACAACGAAAACAACGGGCTTTCAAACATCATTCAAAATCCTAAGTGGGATTACTTGCCAGGGGTGATTGATAAAGTTGAAACAAACACACTTGATGAATATTGGATTTATCGTCATAAATTAATTGACTTTGTAAAAATTGACGTGGAGGGCGCAGAGGGTTTGGTGTTAAAGGGAATGGAAAATATACTTACTAACAAATTAGTAAAATTCATTCAGGTAGAATATTCCGAACACTACCAAGTAACGGGCGTAACTTTCAAAGACATTATCAAATACCTTGAGGGGTTCGGATACTTTGGATATTCTTATGAAGATGGATTCAAAAGAATAGATTCAGCAACTTTTGTAGAGGACGGCAGGCTTGAAAACTTTTGGTTCATGGTAGAATATACACAGGATTGGAACAGCGAATTTAAGAAGAACACCAAATATATAAAGGTTGAATTAGCCTTAGAGGTAGGATGCTTTGAGGGGTTGACTACAAACTATATTTGTGATAACCTTTTAAAAGAAGGCGGGCGGATTATTTGTGTTGACCCTCTCACGGACGAGTACTTACCAGGTCACAAGGATAACGAAATGTTTGTAGGTCAGTACGAGAGATTTATAAGGAACACCGCAGGCCGACCCGTTCAGCTTATCAGAATGAAAAGCAAAGACGCTTATTCTAATCAGGATTACCCGTTAAAAGATTTTAGGTTTGGACTTATTTATATTGACGGAGATCATACCGAGGACGGAGTTTATAACGATGCGGTACAGTACTGGAATCTGTTGCTAGACAGTCCGAGGGGCGCGGGTGGCTATATGCTATTCGATGACTACGGCCAGAGCGAAGAAACAGCGCGCGGCATTGATCGATTCCTTGAAACGCAGAAAGGAAATTTTGATTTATTGGTAAAAGATTATCAGGTTTTAATTAGACGCAAGTGGTAGAAAATTTATACGCTTCATTTGTTAATCTGGATTCACGCGGTGACAGGCTAACACACATGACCAATCAACTTTCAAAAGTTAATTTACAGGTAGAAAGGACACGCGGCATCCCGTGGAAGGAAGTATTAATAAACCATCCCGAAAGAGCTAACGATGTAACTGTTATGCTGAATAGAACACCGGGGGCAATAGGTTGTTTCTTTTCTCAAATGTCTGTAATGGAGGAAGCACTAAAGCAAGGCAAGCACGCTCTGGTAATGGAAGATGATTTGCATTTTTGTAGCGACTTTGATAAGCGCATGGATTATATAGACAAGTGGACGGAGGCGCATGAGTGGGATATAATCTGGCTAGGCGGTACGTTCCACACTCCCGCGTTCTGGCATAAGATAGGCCAAAGCGGAATGCCGCCTGATTGCAGCGCACAACTTGGAAAGGATTGCGAGGCCACAGACGATCCGCGAATGATAAGGACCTACGCTTCTTTTTGTACTTATGCGTACATTGTAAATATTAAAAGCATAGAGAAAGTTTTGGGTTTATTAAACTCAACCATGCATAAGTCAATCGGGATTGATTACAGTATGATATTTTTAAGTCCTAACTTATTGACGTTTGCTTTCGTTCCGGGTTGTGTAAAACAGATTGACAATATTTCAGACATTGGTACAGGCATGACGGTGTTTAGTGGGTTTGCAAGATTAAACGGCACAGAAGAAAACTCAAGATACTGGTATCAGGAAAAGATGGAAGATTTTAACCCCGAAACTTTTAAATGGATATAGCTGAAATTATTTTTAGAATTTCTTTTGGACTAATTGCATTTATTCTTTTAATAAAAGTAATGCGTAATTTATTAAATAATTTAAAATGAAAAAAACACTTGATCAGATAATTGACTCATTTATATACAAATCGAAATGATACAATACAGACGAGACTTAAACCAGATTATTGACTTGACTTTACCGGCCGCTGAGATAGGCGTAGCCGAGGGATACTTTAGCGCGGACATACTCTCGTGGGGTGTTCCAAAATTATACATGGTGGACGCGTGGAAGCATCTGGAGGTTGCGGGCGATGGTGCTAATTCTCAGGAGTGGCACGAAAAAAACTATAACGCTGCAATAGGCCGGACAAGTAAATATAATCGTGAAATATTACGAGGTATTTCGTGGGAGATGGCCGCACAAGTTCCGGACGAATCTTTGTGTTTTATAAACATTGACTGCGATCATTCATACGAGGGAGTAAAAAAAGACATTGCCGCATGGTGGCCGAAGCTAGTTAAAGGCGGGGTAATGGCTTTCCATGACTACGAGAATAATGCCTACGGGGTGAAGCAAGCCGTTAAAGAATTTGCATCCGGCATTGAAATTCATTTACTACCAGAGGATAAACCAGAAGATGCGGGGGCTTACCTTGTCAAGAAATGAGAACGGCTATAATATTTTCGGGGACTTCTTACAACTTTAAGTTTTCCGTTGAATCGTTAATGAAGAACCTTATCATACCTAATGATGCCGATGTTTTTATTTTAACGTCACGTTACAACATGAGGAGGCGGACGGTGGCCACAGAAAAAAAATATCTAGTTGAGAACTGGTCGGACTGGGTTGAGAAGTCGCTAACCATTGAACGCAACGATACTTCAGTAACGGAGGCGGACATACAACTTATTAAAGATGCCTTTGGGAATAGGTTAAAGGGTCTTTATTTTATTGACGACATGCCTGACTATCAACTTCATTTAGCCCGTGAACGTAACCGGCTGATGGATTTGATAAACTTTTACAGGTCCAATAATATGCCGGCCCCGTTTGGTGGCGATGTGACAGACTCCAACAACGGCAATATAAGATGCATTATAGATCAGTACAACCACGTAAAAAAATGCTTTGAGTTAATGAAGCGTTACGAAATTAGCAACGGAAAGTATGATTACGTTATGCGGGTGAGGTTGGACTTTATTTGTCCTTTTGAGTTTAATATATCACATTACTATTTAGGGCAGGACTTCCACTATCTTTATAGTTGCGGAAGTTTCAGAACCGACCCGATGGAGTGGGCTGATGAGTTTTGTTTTTTTGCGCCGAGGGATATAGCAGAAAATGTATTCATGAATATGGATAAGATGGGTTTCGTTCCTGCGGGTAAGCGTATAACGGTAAATGAAAGCAATGATTTTATATTTGCGCCAGAGACTCAGTTTTCTCTTTTACTACACGAACTTGATATTAAGGTAAGGAATGTTAAAATCTTCAGGTCGGGCTATTACTCACACGGTGGGGACGGGTACGACTATATGAACTACCGATTTAGGCGCGATGATATAAGCCTGGAACATGAATATGAGATAGCGTGCATTGGACCGAGCGACATAAACGAACACCTTCCTGTACTTCGTGAATATGCCGAGAAGTGCGAAACGATCACAGAGTTAGGTACGCGATATGGAAACAGTACGATGGCTTTCATGGCTTCAAAAAAGAAGGTTATTACTTATGATGTTCAGCACAATGATAAGTTAGATTACCTCAAAGAGATGGGCAGGCAAAATAATTTAGACTTTGAAATAAAGTTAATCAATCCACAGGAGATTGAGGAAACCGATTTACTATTCATTGACACCGATCACCACGTAGAGCAATGCTCAAAGGAATTAGGGTTACATCATAGCAAGGTTAAAAAGTATTTAATCTTCCATGACGTTGTTAGCTTTTGGGAGAAGGGGCAGGGGCATGAAAGCGGTGGAGGGTTGCGTTACGCGATTGAACCTTTTATGAACAGTCACCCCGAATGGAAACAGGTTTACAGGGCGGAAAATAATAATGGACTTTTAATACTTGAAAGATGCTAATAGATTTCAGAACACTATTCCCAAAGTATAATATAAAACCTAAAGGGGTGCTTCACGTGGGGGCGAATGTAGGGGAGGAGGCACCCGTTTATTTAGAGCTTGGAATTAAAAGGCAACATTGGATAGAGGCTAACGAATATATATTTGCAAAACTAGTTTCGAATATTTCAAATAATACAGAGGCAACGGCTCAAAATATTTGTATTGGTGACACTACAGATGAATTGGTTATTTTCCACATTTCAAACAATGGTAGCCAATCAAGTTCAATACTTGAATTAGGAACTCATAAGACAGCTCACCCAGAAGTTCACTATGTTGAAGAAGTGGAAATGAGGACTGTTCGAATTGATATGATTATACCTGAATTAATTAATGGCTTAGACTTTCTAAACATCGACCTGCAAGGGGCAGAGCTAAAGGCACTCAAAGGAATGGGCGACCTACTCCATCAATTCAAATGGGCTTACCTTGAGGTCAACAAAGAGGAACTTTACAAAGGGTGTGCTTTAGTAGGTGAAATTGATTCTTATTTATCCGGCTTTAAATTTCAACGAGTGGAAACAAAGTGGTGTGGAAATACTGGCTGGGGGGATGCTCTTTATGTTAAAGGTTGAGACTTTTTTAATTACCTGGAACCGTCAGGACACGATCCATCTAACGGTATCGCACTACCTTAAACTAGGCCGTGTAATAGTCTTTGACAATTTCAGCGATGACAACACCCGCGAAATCTGCGAGGCTTTAGGCGCGGAAGTAAGGTTATTTGGGCAGGCGGGAGTATTAAGTGATCAGGCTTATCTTGATGTGAAAAACCATTGCTGGAAAGGATCAGAAGCGGATTACGTGATAGTTTGCGATGATGACGAGATACTTTACCATGAGGATTTAAACTTTCTATTGAAGCAGGAAAGATTGTGGGGTACTACTATTTTCAGGACACAAGGGTATTCGATGTTCTCGGAGGATGCTCCACGTGAAACCTTTTTAGAGATTAAGACCGGAATCAGGGATAACAAATATTCGAAATCAGTAATTTTTGACCCTTCCAAAGTTAAGGAGATCGGATATGTTTACGGGTGCCATGAGTGCAATCCTAAAGGAACATTGAACTACTCCAAAGAATTGCTTTATTTACTGCATTACAACGCGGTGGGCGGGGCGCAAAGAATGATTGACAGACATATACTCTACGAAGAAAGACGGCTTAAATCGCCTGTAAACGTGCGCTGGGGTTTAGGGAAAGAGTATGGATATTCAGCAGAAAGCAAAAGAAAATGGTTCAAGGAACAATTAGAAAAGTCAAAAGCTTTATCCGAGGATGGGCAACCCTTCTGCGGTGGAGTACTCCCGAATTTGCAAGGGAACGGCTAAGAATCTGCAGAACGTGCCCACATAATATAAGTTTATTCGGTTGGCTTAAATTATGGATATGCGGGAAATGTGGGTGTCCGTTGGCGGCTAAGGCTCGATCAGAGGACGAACAATGTCCGGAAAATAAATGGCCGAATGAAATTACTTGACCTACTTAGGGGCAATTCAAAAAAGTAATTTTGTTACGTGAAAGGCGAAAATAATAATGACGGTAAAATTATTTTTGAAACTCGCGGAGGCGAAACCAAAGTTATTGAAAAGAAAAACCCAGTAGGAAGGCCGCGCGAATTTGCGTCCCCTACACCCAGCTTCTACGCATTCAACCCAGAGGCGATAAAAACAGAATTAGTCACCCAAAGTCAAATAGACCAATCAGAAAACACTTTGCGCTGGGGGTTAGATGATGCTTTACCTCTTCACATCCTCAGTGCCATAGCTGACAGCCCCGCAACCACCGCGTGCGTGGGAAAGATTGAAACCTATACAATGGGCGCGGGCTTCTCAGATGCCGGACTTATGACAATGCCTATTGACGCGTCAGGGGGCACGCTTTGGGACTTACACTGTTCGATAGTTCAATTCTTTGCAGCCCTTGACGGCTATGCTTTGAACTTCAAATACAACCTCAAAGGCAAGATCATCCAGGCTTTCAACATGGACGTTTCCGCCTGCAGACTTGTCGCTCAGGTCGGCTCAGATAAAATCAATGCCCTGAAATATAACCCCTATTTTGGAACGCGGGAATACCAACAGGACCAATCCAAAGCCTACCATCTTTTTAACATGGAGAACGTACGGACGGAAAAGAACCTCCCTAACTATGAAGGGCAGGCGTATTTCTACGGAACGAAAAGAACTTTATTCAAGCATTACCCTGTGCCTAAATTCTGGGCAGGCAAAAAGTGGATTTATTCAGATGCTAAAATAGCTACCTATTCAGAAAAGACTTTAGACAACGGATTTTTTGAATCTGTATTGATGAAGATGATCGGAAACCCCAACGCTATGTCACAACATCCTACCGCTATGAAGGAGGTGACGGGAACGGACGGGGTGATAAGAAAAGAAAGTTATAAGACCGAGGGCCAGGTTTTCAACGAAATGATGGGCGCGAACTTTTCCGGAGTGGAGAAGGCGGCAAAAGCTATGGTACTTTGGGCGATGAACAAAGACCAGAGCCCCTCACTAGAGGCTTTTCCAACGTCTGTTAACGCTGATCTTTTGCAGGCAATGACAAACATCATCACCCGTCAGATCGCTTTGTCTACGGAGGTTCCCGCTATCCTTGCCAACTTACCAGATTCAACTTCACCGCTATCAGGTCAGGACGCTTTGAAAAATGCAGTTGAGTTCATGCAAAGCAACACCGTGGCAAAGCGAAACAACCTAGAAAACTTTTATAATAACATTCTACTTCAAAATTTCGAAGGGGCGGGCAAGGCTAAAGTAAAGATTCTACAATATACCCCCGTAGGTGTTTCGGTTACGGTTGAGGATAAGTTCTGGGAGTTTATGAACGAAGCTGAAAAGATCGCTTTCATAAATAAAAACGAACCAAATATAGAGATAATCAGAACACCGGCAGCCGCGACAAACACCGCCCCGGCTACGGTAGACGAAAACGGAAACGCAGTGGAGGCCCCAACGGCCCCAACGGTAGACGAAAATATTAAGTCCATGAAGGTATCTGAAATAAACAGGATTCTTTCTATTGTGAAGAAATTCAATTCAGGACAGTTGACAATAGAGCAGGCTAAACAACTTTTGGCGGGCTATGGATTGAACGAAGAACAGCAGACGGCATGGCTAAACCCTAACCCCGTAGAGTTATGAAACTACTAATCCCATTGGCTTACTTGAATGAAGCTTGTTTCCTTTCTGAGAACATAGACGAAAAGAAGTTCAAGATGGTCCTAAACATAGCACAGGAGGACTTACAGGATATTTTAGGGGCGGAGTTCTACGCACAAATCGAAACGCAATACGAGCCTTTCAATGATACGCTTTCGTCAGCTAACTCTACGTTATATGAGGACTATCTAAAACCGTTTTTGGCGTGGGCTTCCTATCACCGTTTATTAGGGTTCTCGCAAAGTGAATCAACCCCAACGGGTGAACGGTCTTTCAAAGATGAGAACAGCGACCTGCTAGCAGATATAGCGTTACACTCAAAAGAAAAGAACGTACTTTCGATGGTATCACGTTATAGGAATAGAATTATAAATTACATTGAGACGGAACAGTCAAAAGTATCCACCGCTTTTCCGTTATACGATGCGTGCAAGAAGGGTGACTTTGGGTGGGGCATTTCAGGGATAGAAAGAAACAGTTATGAAGATAAAATATTCAGCATAAATAAAGCCGTGATAGGCAACGAATAATATGGCAACAAAAATATACAAAGGGCAAAGCGTTACACTTTCAACAAGTGAAGTAGAGTATGAATTGGCTGGGGATGTTCAGTTCCCATTGACAACCGTTTTTATCAGGTTGATTTCCGGTACTGTTTCGGCTACGGTTGCGGCAAATAATAGAGCCCCAATACTTGACCCAACCTATACGAGTTTTTCAACCGCAGACACAAACCTACCCCCAATGGATATGCAGCCACAGCTAAGTACGCTTAGAATGAAGTGTGCATCTGCGGGAGTAGTTCATGTAACCTGGTAATATGGAAGAGATAGGCACAGGCGCGGGGCAGCTTACAATTAAGATGCAGATCGGTTCGGTCTGGATTAAAGACTTCTATTTTAGAAGTTATAATTCTACAACGGCCGTTTACACCGATGATAGTTTAACGGGTGCTACATTCTCATTCTTCTTAAAGAAGTTCAAAGGTGACAGGCTAAAGGTTTTTAATCTTACACTTGGAAGCGGGGTGGCTTTCATTACCTACACGTCAAACGGGATAAGAGTAACGGCAAGCGCAACACAAACTTCTATTCAAGAGGGCGAATATTATTACGAGTTGAGGCGGACGGATTTAGACAAAGCTAAAATATCTGGATTGGCTTACTTAACATTTGATGCACAGCAATGAGCGTAAATATAAATGTATTAGATCAAGTTATTTATGTAATTACTTACGAGGATAATACTGTTTTTGTTACTACTGAAAATAATGAGCCAGAAGAAACCGGTACAAGGGTTTATTTAATTTCTTCAACGTCTACACTAACGCCTAACGTTGATCTTTATGACATGGCTGTTATCACCGCACAGGCGGCAGCGTTGACGATAGCAGCACCGACGGGAACGGCAGTAAACGGGAACGCTTTTGTATTTCGGATTACTGACAACGGAACGGCAAGGGCTTTAACCTTCAATGCTATTTATAGGGCGATAGGTTCGGCTTTGCCAACGACAACAACTATAAGCAAGACAATATATTTTGTCGCTGTTTACAATTCAACGGCTATTAAATGGGACGTATTTCCTTCAAATTTAGAAGTGTAATGGATATAAAAAAGAAATGGTTTTTAATGAGTGGCGGTGGTTATAATGCCTACATAACCGCTTACATAGCAAGACTAACGGCTTTGGGCTACACACAACCAAGTGCGGCCACTCTTTCGGCAATGAATACATTCACGTCAGCCATCCCGTCAGTAATGGCTAAGCTGGACACCCTTTATATTCAAGCATTGAATGACGTTGCACTGGCTAACGCGGCAAATGTAAATATTATTACTCCCGCTTCTTTTCTTATGACAAGATCGGGCACTGTTTCTCAACTTGTATCAGGATTTCAAGGAAATGCCGTGGACGGTTACGGAGACACGAATTATAATCCGGCCACTCAAGGCGTAAACTATTTACTTAATAGTGCTTCCCGTTTGATGTATATTTATACAGTCGGTGCAGGAACACACCTTGAAGCAAGCTCAACGGGGGCAACGGTTTACAACCAAATAACTTTTGGCAGCTCGGCATCACAAAGGGTAAATTCAAATTTTACAAACTTAACTGGCGGCACTGTGGATATGAGTGGGGCGGGTTATAAAGGAATAACCAGACTTAACTCTACAAATCTTGAACTATATAACGGATTAACAAAATCATCCAGAACAGCTACAAGCGTATCCATTGCCTCATATAATCAACAGATTGGAAGGCATGGAACCGTTGGATATTCGTCTCATGTATTTTCACTCTATGGAATGGGTGGTGCATTAACAGAGGCAGAACATAATCTGGTAAGAAGTTCATTCCTCACTTACTTGACGGCAATTGGACTATGAATATAAAAGAGGTTTATTTTTTACTTGTAAGCAACACTACTTTTATTGACCCATTGTTTTGGGAAGATAGCACATCTTTTTTTTGGGAGGATAACACAGAAATTTTTTGGTAAATTATGGGAACCCCAATTTCTTCAGCAACAAACGTAGGCATTCCTTCAAAGACTGATAGGATTCCAATTTACAGACCAGGCCAAACGTCTGCTTCAAAATATTATATCGAGAGTGGTTCTTCTTTCAAAGAGTGGGTAGAATATTACGGGGCTGTGGGCGATGGAACTACTGACGATACCGCAGCCATAAATGCCGCAATTGCAGCGATAGGCGAGGGCATAATGCGGTTCACACCCACCAAAACTTATCTTATAAAAAATAAACTTGATGCATCTGGTAGCAATAAAACATGGATAGGATATGGGGCTACACTGAAACGTGCTAACGAATTACAGAGTTTAACGACTGTTACGGTTGCCTCAGGGGCGACTTCTGTAACGGTTGCAAGTTCTACGGGTTTTGTTATTGGGGATACCTGTTTATTATTGCAAGTAACCGCACCCTACGCAGGAACGGCAAATGGCGAGCATAGTAACTTACTGACCATTTCAAATATTGCTGGTAATGTTATTACAGTTAATGCGGTTACATCATTACCTTATGGGACGTTCTCAATCGGGGCAAAGTTCGTTAAGGTGTTTGATATGATTTCGTCATCTGGTGGGGTTTCAAATTGTAGGATATTAGGACTTAAATTTGACGGGAACAGGACTAACAACACATCTTACTTAGGATGGATTTATAGTGCAACCATGCGAAGCCTTGCCATTGGTTCAGTTGTTAGAGATTGCCTATTTTCAGAAATACCCAATGAGAATATGTTTGTGCAGGGACCAAGCGTTATTGATAGTAATTATGCGGAGGGTCTTAATGGCTCGTTTTGTCATTTATCAAATGGTGCGCTCGGTGTTGAAATAGGGCAGACTAGAATAGTAAATAATTGGGTTTATAATGCTTGCCAGACCGCTCAGGCTATCAATGGGCACAGCGAAGGTTATGTCACAATTTCGGCACAGCCACTAAAGAGTATAATTAACGGGAATAATTTCTATGCGGATTCGACCACAGGCGCGGGAATGGGTAATCTATCAGTAGCATCTTTGAACACAACGCTAACTAATAATATTTTTTTTGGGCTGAAAGGTGTTTTAAAAGCGATCTCTAACCCCGTAGGGGCTGACCCTGCAACTATATGTGTTGGTGTTGTTCTGTCTGGAAATGAGTTTATTAACTGTGATTTTTTATACTTTAGTGCCGATAGTTTTGATGGACGGATAACTGTGGGCGGTGGGTGCGACCAGATTAACGTAAGTGACAATTTATTTATCAATACGCGACTGGCTTTTGAGTCCGTGTCAAATCTTGTTGTAGCTAATAATTCAATATATTTTGAAAATGGGTTTACAGCAATTGCAACCGCTATACCAGTGGACACCTCATACGCTAACGCAATTACATTCTCAGAATGTATTCACGTATCAGTTATTGGAAACGTGCTTAAAAATTTAGCCGCAACCCAAAGTTCAACTCTTACAAATGGTATAATGCTAAACACAACTTCGCTGGTTATAAAATCAGACGCAAGTACAAGCACGAATTACCTTTATGGTGGAAGAAATTTTTTAGTTTCTGGAAATGTTATCTCAGGGTTTGGAACTGGTATTATTGATATTTCTCCTGCAGTAACTCAAGCAACGAGGGCTGCATTATCATATCAAAATATGAGGATAGCAAATAATAATATTTTTGTAAGGGCTGATTCAAGTGGACTCAGGGCTGCATACATAGGCCCCGGTGTTTTCTTTGAGGGTAACAACTGTTATGGCGGGGCAAATGCAACAAATGGAGTTTTGTGTTTTGGTACTACCTCAGCAAAATCAGCTCTACTAAATGGTCCGATCGTTAGAAATAATAATTTTGTAGGGTTTGATAATTCTGTAACGGTTGGAAATGCCACGGCTTTGTATAATTGCCTTGTGTCCTACAATACTTATGACGGCACGATTACTGATAGTTCAGGCGGATTTTCTACAATAGCCAATAACACGGCATTAATAAATGAATCAGTTGTTATTTACAATGAACGAGAGAATATTGCTTACTATTAAAACCCATGACACCAGAACAAATTCAAGAGATAACAAAGCACTTCGCAGACCTTCGGGTGATGAACTATGTCATTAGCGGGCTTTATGGTTTAGTTTTACTGCTGTTCAGCGCAATCGTTTTTTTTCTAAAAAGGGATTTTGATGAAACCAGGGAAACGATTAAAAATAATACCTCCATGTGTATATCGAATCAGAAAGATATTCAAACGATATTATCTGAGATGCAACATAACAGATCGGAGACTAACAAGGTAATTAGGATTTTAGCAGTACATACTGGCGCAAATATTGGACAATGATAAGTAAATACCTTTCACTTGATGAGTGTATCAAAAGCCCAACGGCTAAGCGGTTAGGAATTTCAAACGAGCCTACACCGGAGCACTTGGAGAATATGAAGTACGTTGCCGTTAATGTTTTCGATAAG